TGAAGTTGGATTACTTCTGTGTCGTTCATTAAAATAAATGAGTATGTTAATGGGCGAGGATGAAAGTTCAGGTCGCCACGATACACCTATGCCATGTTTACATCTTGATTATGAGGTTTAGGTTTATTTTTCTTAGCTTTTATCTTATGTAAATACAATTGTGGTTTTAATTTACCATCATCTTCAACTCTGAAACTACCTGTGTAATTAGTTCTCCAACCTTTATCTCTGAAGGTTGTAATTTTATTAGCTGTCATAATTAAACATTTACTTTTAATCTAGAAGAACCATCTTTAGGTCTATTATTATGTTTAGCTCTTGGTCCCATTAAAGCTTTGATTAATGCTTCTTCTTCTTTAGTTGTTTTACCTTTACCTAAATCTGTATCACTTGGTCGTAGATGCTTACCTACACCTGTGACATTTCTCCATGGACTACCCATAATTATGGACCTGTAGTTTGTGAAGATTTTGTAGGGTTCTTTTTACTACCCTTACCCCAAGGATTATATCTTTCTTCGTTTACTGAATCACTTCCAGTAACACCTGAATTTATGTTAATTGTCTTAGCACCTTTACTGGCACCAGACTTAGTAAATTGACTATTAGGACCACCTGCTTTATGCTTTGGTGAGTTTGTTGTTTTTTCTCCGTAATGTCCTGGCATAATTTTAGAATGATAAGTTATCAGACCGTTCTAATTTCTCAATGACATCCTGACGGTAAGCAGGATCTCTATCATATCTTCTATCACTCATAGCAGCTACTAATTCAGCTTGACTTCTGAAGACATCTTTACTTGTTTGAGGTGCTTTACCTGTATACATTTTACCTTCGTATCCATTTGAGTTTTCGTACTGAGATTTTAGTCCAGACACTGCTAACTTAATAGCGTCTACACTACCAGAATTTACTATAGTATCAAAAGCTTCTATAGATTTTGGATCTAAATTTTCACCAGCCCAATTAACTATATTTGCATAAGCTTCTTCACCACCTACAGAGTTCTTTACTTCATTTACTGAAGCATCAGATAAATCTGAAACTGGTTCAGCTTGATCAGGTGCATTCTTTTGAAGTTCCATGTAAGCATTGACTAAATCCTTGCTACTCATAGCAGAAAACTTTTCTATAGTTTCAGCTGTTAGTTCTCCTTTCGATTCAAATTCTTCAGAAGCTGATGTAATTAACTCAGCCTCTGGAGAAGTTTGTGTAGTTTCTTCCGTTTCTTCTGTTGTTTCTTCGGACTCCACTTCTTTAGAATCTTTGGTGTCCCCAACTTCTCCGCTATCTTTATTATTTTTTTCTCCAAGTTTACTTTGAAGTTCAACATAAGCTTTTTCTAATTCTGCTGCATCTTTATATTTACCTGCTAATAATCCTTCTTGTTGAGCTACTAGTTCTTCACCAACTGCAAGAGATTCTTGTTCAGCTGGTGTTAAATTGTTTCCGTCTCCATCTGTTACTGTATCAGTACCAGCATCGTATGTTAATGTTTCTGCCATTTATTCTTGAGGTGGTTGAATTGCTTGTGTTAGATTATCAATCCTTTCTTTAGCATCAGGATCTTTAGATGAGTCCATCATTGGTGTTGATGCAAATTGACCAGCTTGTTTAACTAGTTCTTGTTGTTGTGCAGCTTGTTGTTGCTGTTGCATCTCCTGTTGTAGCTGCTCTTCAGTCTTAACTAAATTAAGTACATCTATACCTTGAGATGCAGCTAATCGTTTGATTGCTTCAGCTGGATTTATGTATTTAAGTATAGCTTCAGCTCCTAATGTCTGAGCTACAGTACCCATGAATTGTGTTAATGCTGCTGCATCCATACCACGACCTAACTGATTAACACCAGCTACTATACGTGGTCTAACAATATCTTTAGGTAGTTTAGGTATTTGATTTGACCGTTGTAATACTAATAACGTTCGGTCTAAATATGGTATAAGGAATTCTACAGTAAGTAAACTGAACAAACCACCTAAGCTTTGCTCTAACTCTAATTGAGTCATCCTTACTTCTTCTGCTGTAGTACGTTCGGAATCTCTTACATTAAGTATCAAGAATCCTTCTGATATTCTTTTCTCCAATCCTAGTACCATCTGTGAAGCTGTTTGGAAGTCAGCAGTCTTACCTACTTGTACTACTCCTACATCTTCTGGTCTACCTTGAATGATAGCACCATTACCAGCTTGGGATAGTGTCTGTGGTTTAGTAGTAGCTGAAGGTGATACTAAGAATACAACCTTACTTGCTACTGCAGAGCCTTCTACAAGAGCTTGTGATAGCCCGTTAAGTGATCTAAGGTCTCCTATAAATTCTTCTACTCTACCACGTCCGTAGTCCTCTCCATCTACTGTATTGAATCGAAGAACTAACCATGGATTTGCATTCTTTGGTGCTGTGCTGCGACTATCAGGGATGATAATATCATCTACTTCCTGATGCCAGATCCAACGACCACTATTAGCATCCATCTTAACGCATGTGTATACTTCTGCGTCGTCTTCATCTGAACCTGAATCCGATTGATTATTAGGATCATTAGGGTACGAGGGTTTAGGTTCAATACCTAGTACCTTTCTACTAATTATTTCTTTAGTAACTATTTCAATTACGTTACCGTTACCATCTCTGTTGACAACATATCTCTGGAGTGGAAAGTGTTTGAGTCCATCCTTACCCATAAAGATAAGAGCATTACCTGAAACAATTAGATGTTTCAATGCTTGATGTACTACAACTCTATCATTTTGAGCAGCAATATAATCTAAGATCATTCTTTCTATCTTAGAGAAAGATAAATCTAATTCACTCCTCATCTCTGGATCTAATTCTTCTCCTAACTTATCGTCTCTGACTTGTAGTTTAAAGAAGCTTGTCTGTGGAGGGAGCAGAGCTAACATTAATTTTGCTGCTAATGTTACTACTGCTTTAGCTCCTATTGACTGCCAAGGTTGTAGTAAGTTTTGCTTACCACCTTTTTGTTTTAGATCATGTTGTACTAGATATGGTAAGGTAAGTTCTGAACACTCAACTGCTGTGTCTAGAAACTGTGCTCTATTAGTAGCTAATTGAGAGTATCTTTCACTTGCCTTATACATTTATACCTCCTGTTGACGAGCCTGTACCTACACCAGTATTTAAAGCTATTTTTAATGAGTCTGGACCTGTTTTCTGAACACCAGCAGGTCCAGGTTTTTTCTTTCCAGTTCCATAAGAAACATCAGCTGTTTTATCTGGATCTACTACTTGTTTTGTAGTAGGTAAAGCTGTATCGTTATCGACTCTGGGTGTTGTAGCTGGTAGGGCTGACAGAGCTCCCGTTTTACTGTTGAATAAACACATATTATTCTTCTAATAATTGTTTTACATATGCTACAACACTAGCTTGACCAGCCTTGTACATAATAGAATTTAATTGTTCTTTAGGATGGATGGGTTCGTTGGGGAATTTATTCTCTAGATCCTCAACTAATTTTTCTAGTTTTTCAGAGTAGATATTAAGCGTACTGGGGTAGATTTGTGTTGGCATGTTCAAAGAAAGCTGGCATACGGGCTGATCTGGTGTCAGAAAGTTGAGGTGCTTTGCCCTCATACATTAATCGGTCACTAGAATCCAGCCAAAAATTTTTGTCCAAATATTTATCGGTAGTATTTATACCTAGTGGTTGAAAGATCCAATTAATCGTGGCCTTCCTAAGTTTGTCCAAAGAATTACTAGGGCGTAGACCCATAGCAGAACTGACGAGACTGTTACAAGCCACGTGTATTTGTTCATCTCTGGAAATATCAGCTGATACTGTTCTGAGACCAGGATCGCCACAAAACCTAAAGAAAGGCAAAATAACAAAGAAAATAGCACGTTCCGCTACCAATGCTTTTAATATAGTGTGGTCAGGGTGAGACTCCCAAGCATCTCTCAGCTTGAAAGCCTCGGCTTCTGCTTTCTCATCAACGCCTATAGCATTGGTGATATATGTAAGAGCGAGGTCATGTTTGATCTCATCCTTTACATTTGATTCTAAAAGAGTCCGTGCAGATTTGGGAACCTCCTTTTCAAGTGCCTCTGTAATAAACTCGCCAACTGGTAACTCCATATGGC